GCATTCCACAAGCTGCGTCTTTACTGAACTGCTTATTCTCTTTTTCGTTACCGTATTAGCCATCAGTCGCCCCCGACAACGACATCAACCACTCCGTCGCCATCGAGGTCAATGCCAATGCCCTTATCCTTCTTCGACCGCTTCCAGTCAGCGTGCTTCATTCCCGGGTGAGCCTTGCCACATATCATACCGGGATGGTCTTTGGCCTTCTTCTTCAAGCCCTTGCTCGGTGCCTTGCGGCGGCGCTTCGGCTTCAGGCCGCGGTCTTTTTCTTCCCTTTCTTTGTATTCTTCAGGGACGACGGGGCGGCTTGGTCTGCGAGCCACTTTAGGCTTCGGGAGGTGACTTGCCGGGCCAAAGTCTTCCGCTCGGCTGAAAACACGCTGCGTCTCAAGCTGCTTGAGAAGGCGCTCGCTCTCGACCTCAACCGTTTGACCGGGGAGCCAAGTGATTTTGCCCCCACGAGGTAGCCGACGGTAAAGCAGCCTATCGCTGTTGTTGGTGATGAGGGCCATCTAATCAGGCTCCAATTCACCTATGACAAGTCACGGATGCTACCGCTTGTGTCCCTGCGATACGCTATGAGTTCGCCAGCCGTCAGGAAGGCATACTCCATCGAGAGTGACTGCCTGATTGCGAGGTTGGTATTGTCTATGTAGGTTGTCGGTGCCGCTATCCTCATCGCCAGCGAAGATGTATCAAGCAGGTAAATGCGAGAAACACCATCTGATGGAACGTGCTGCGATACGAATATCGGGACTCCATCGTAAGAGCCAACCCGGGAGTCGAAGTTCAGCCCGGCCTCGCCGGTCACTCCGTTCATATTGGCGGCTCCGCCATCCTTCAGGTCGTAGCGCCACGCCGCTCCGGTTGTGGTCGTCATCAGCCCTTTCAAGTCCTGATAGGAGTCGTGGCCCGTAACCAGAATCAGGTCGTTGTAGTTCAGGCCGTTGTTCAGCAGCGTTGCGATGCCGGTATCAATGTCGTCCAATGCAAGGGCATTGTTGGAACCGTCCCCAGTATAGTGGGTGTAGCCCGCATCGAACCAAGAAGAGGACGAGATGTCTGTGCTATACATATCACAATCATCCTGACTGTTGGACGGTGACTGGGCATCTGTAACATAGGCCAGCGTTGCGGTAGCCCGGTCAAGCGACTCAAGATTGTTGCCTGCCAGTCCTGCTCCGGTCGCTCCATCACTGTTAGCTTCAACGGATGTCGTTAGCTGGTTGTCCAGATAGTAAGCGTGGGCCTCGCCATTCTCACGGCGCAGGAACGCTGCAAGGTTGCCAAGTCCATCATCCGCTTCAGACAGGATTTCAGCCTTCGAGCTTGTCTCCCACGCGGTAACTACTTCCTTCAGGGTCGCAGTCATTTCCACGATGTCAGGCTTCTCGGTTGCCGGGAAAGCGCCAGACTCTGCTACGCCACCTGTGGTCGAGTGCCGGGCGGTCAGCGTGCGCCAGCCGCTCTGCGTCCACGGCTCCTTCTTCAGAAGCTTGAAAATCTCCGACTTCGTATTAAGCTGGGAGAATACCTTTGCTCCAAATAGCACGTTGCGGCTGCCGCTTGTGCTGCTCAGGAACTCGTCGTCCTTGCGTATTCCGTATCGCTTCGAGAGGTCATATTCCCCCTCGTAATACATTTTCACGTATTCTTCAAATGATATTGCCATTTTATTTCCCTCCTACTGCTGCTTCAATCTCGTCCCAAGATGCTGACACATTCAGGTAGTCCACTTTTGCTACGGCAGGAATATCACGCTTCGGAGCGGGTGTCCGCTTCCGACCGGCATAGACGCCAACGCCAAACTTCTTCAGCGTTTTCATTGCGTCCTCAAAGGAGGGGTCGGTTTCCGCCTCGGCCTTCTCATCCGATGCTTCCACCTCTTCAGGTTCTTCCTCGTCATCCTCCTGCTTCTCTTCATAGAGTTGAGCGAGCGCCTGTTTCATAGCCTTCATTTCTTCGGCCAGTCCTTCAAGCGTCAGTTCTTCCGCTTCTTCGTCCTGCTTCTCTTCCTCTTCCGGCTCTTCCTCTTCCGGTTCGGCAGCTTCAGGGACATCAGGCAAATCTTCGGGTGCGATTACTTCGTCCGCTTTCTCTTCCGAGTCCGCTTCGGCAACCTTGCAATCACAGTCCTTCTTGGCTCCGGGCATAACGGTGGACTGCCGGGTACTATTAATAAAAGATTCGTCATTGTCGGCTTCGCCTTTGGCAACCGATACATCCGTGACGGTGGCCTCTCCATTAGCAGGATTGTCGCCAACCCACGATACTGACCACAGCCCCAGTTCGTTGATTTTATTGAAACAGCTCGCGGCGTTCTCCGGGCAGACCAAATCCTGCTCTATCGTTTCACCCCGGATGCTACTGGCACCGCGCTTGCCGTAGTCCTTTATTTCCTTCCAGACCTTATCGTGCATCGGGAGTCGGCTGTGGATGCCGACCCGGATTTTGATTTTCCCATCCTTTATCTTGTAGGCGAGCGGAATACCGATTGGCATTTCCTCGTGCTGATACGAATAGACTCCGTACTTCATAAAGAAGTCCATCGAGTCGTTAATCACGGATGTCGGTATCAGGTCGTTCTGCTTGTCCACTACCGGGGCGGAGATGTAGGTTTCCATCATCCGGTCGTTGTACCACTCCTTGCGATACACCTTCCAGCCGGTATCTTCCGCCATTGGGTATTATGTCCCGGGGTAGTATTAATTATTGCTCCCAAAGTCGTGCGAGCGATATTGCTCTCAACACCCTGCGAGCCGGAGCGGGATTCTAAATGTATGTAAAATGTGTTTAGTATATAAACAAACCCATAAAGGTTTATATATACCGGCGTTGTAAATCATTTGCCCTCCGGGGCCAAATAACAAGGAGAAACCCAAAAATGAAATCCGTCAGAGCATCATCAATGGACACCTTTGCAGCAGACTGCCCATACTGTGAATGGTCACATCTGGATTTGATAGATGATTGCATAGTCCAATGTGACAATGAATATTGCCAAAAGGAATTTTTCGTATGCGTCTGCTTGACTAAATGCCGACCTTACACACACTTCCCTGACGGCAAACCAATTATGACCCTCAACAACAGGTGGAACTGAATGAAACACACCGGAAATCACGACTGGAAAATGCTGGAGTGCTACGAATGTGGTGCGAAAGATGATGATGTGGTTCTTACTAACCGCGAAAGTCGTACTTGTCCTGTCTGCAATGCCAGCCCCGCTTATACTCTATATCACAGCGTCACAGGCAATACCTCCGTGCGTTGGGAAATTTGGCTCGCGCGTCAGGCTGTATTTGCAGATAAATGGAGGGACTGATGGAACGAAGCGAACTTTACGAATGGGAAGAAATCAACTTGGCTCTTATGCAGACCGGCTTCGGTCCGAGAGTCATCTTGAATATCTTATCCAAACTCAATAAAATTAAGAAAGATTCTTCATAAAGAACTCGGCGGCCCTTTTCTTATTGAGTTGAAACCCGGTCCGCATAAACGGGAATGGCCCTCCATCTCCTTTTGCGGACTTGCCCGGCCCCTTCCCGAGTCGCTCGGGATATGCGTCGCCACCATACTCAACATACGGAGCATATTCCATTGCAGTACCGATAATCCACTTGCGGTCGCCTGACCTGACATTGATACTATTTTTCAAATGACCTTCATCCACCGGGCAATGCTTCTTGGCATCCAAGTGCATAGCTGCTGCCAAGTCATCCATTGCAAATTCAAGGATGTCCGGGTACTTCTCCATCAGCATCTTGAGCTGCGCCCTCCACTTGTCGCCGCCCCTGATTTCAATTGCCACGGTACTCTCTCACTTCCTCGACCGATGAATCGCCAAACTCTTCTTTCCACTTCTTCTTTATCAGGCGCTTGCCCCTTTCATATTGTGCCATCCTGCGGTGCTTCATCTTCTGTTGATGTATAATGCGCGAGGCATTCTTCCAGTCATACTCTCCCTGACACTCTTGGCAGAAGCCGCCTGATAGCAGGTGGACCCGTAAGGCTGAAGCACCACACTTCCGGCAATGCTCGCCCATCAAGGCACCCTCGCCATAGTCGTGCGCTGGTTCGGATGCAATAGGAAGTTGCCCGAAAGCGCCATACCGTGCGAGCTGCCGACCTGCTGTTGCAACTCTATCAGTTCGTTCA